CTTATAGTATCCCGTCAGGGAATACGATTGTTTCCCCTGCGTCCGGCTTGTGAACCGGACCCAGTCCCTTTAGAAGGGACTGGCCCACCTGAGTTTTATGTCGAGCGACTCAGGACGCCCAGCGCGTTCGAGGTGCTTCCTGTCAGCGAATGGCAAATCGCTTCTTTTCAGGAAGTACTTGAGCAAGGCACCACTTCCATCCAGAGGATCACTCGGGATGTCGGTGGTCACTACATAACCCTTTACCAAGGGGCTATGCAAGTGACGGTGTGTCTTCTGACTGTCGTAGCCAGAAAAACTCACTCTGCCCAGCACAGGAGAATCCTCAGCGATAGCCGGAAAGTGTCGCAAGACACCCTCAAGCAAATCGTCAAGGAACTTCGCCGTACTCCACAATCCAGCCTTGTAAAGCTGGTTTCGCAGAGAAACGGTTGAGATGATCTCCTGAACACGCTCCTGCCTGGCTCGGAACCGAAGCTTCTGGATCTTGTCGATGCGAATCGACTTTTCCGGAAGAGGACGACGGACCTTGACGATTGATACGTCATGTCCGCCGTAGTATTCCTTGCCACAAGACTCTCTGAACTTCCCAGTCCAGAAAGACTTGTTGACGTTCACGACATACCCAAAAGTAGTCATGACGTCAATGACAGGCTGCACGTAGTCGACGGGGACGATGATATCGTCTCCGAAGACACGCACCCGACCGATAAGGGACTTGATGTCCCTATCGGTCAACCGTCTGCTGAGCGCGTTTTCAATCCCCATGAAGATGATGGTAGTAAATACCATCGCTTCTATAGGGAATGTCAGCGCTGAACCCATAGACGCGAACTTGGCTAGGCGAACGATTCTATGTTCGCCATTAACCAAGACATCAGCCTTCCGGCTCCTGCAAGCGTCCACCCCCTCCCGAAGGAGAGAATGATGCGCGAAGAGAAGTCGTACATGCTGATTCGAGACACGGTCGGAGGCCTCACTCAAATCGAGGGTGGCCAAGGTTCCATCCATGGAGCCTTGCAACGCCAGTTTCCTGTTGGGATCCTGGTCGTCGAATCCGATAAGAGTCGACAGGAGGTAATCTCTGTCGATACTCTTCACGAGAGCCTCAGCGATGCCCTGTTGGACATACTGAGTAGCCGTAGGTTCTACGGCTATAATTCGTGGTGTCTTGAGCGTTTTAGGTACCGATATGACCCGAACAGGTCTCTCGGCACCGGGTTCGAGGATGTCAGTGTTGGCGAGATCTTCGTGATAACGCCAACTGGGCAGAAGAAACTCCCCCATGGGGAAGTGTTCTTCCAAACGGCTGGTCCATTCGCTTTGCTGAAACTTCTGGTTCCCCAGAAGTTTATCAGCCGTAGCGCCTGGTCCATGCTTGGGGACGATCTCTCCGTTGAGGATCTGTTGATCCACTTCGGCGAACGCCTGGCCAAACAGACGAGTGCTAACAGCAACAAAGTGATCCTTTTGGGCACTTTGAAGCATGGCATCCGCCGCCTTGACATCCTGCTCACACTTGAGGTACCCAAGCATAGCGCCGTTGACACGCTCGTCTGAGCATGGCAACAAGATCTTCTCGAACATCAGTGTGAACTGACGTAACGCGAAGATCGCATCTATGCTGGGTTCATCAAGCAGCAGCCCAGTGTTGCGGTCGAACACAAGACCGAGAAAACCTCCGAGGAATCGGGGGAGCTCTCCTGTTCTGCCTTTCTTGCGAAAGGACAAGAACAGACTGCGGTCCACCCACCCTTGGTCTAGACCTTTTTGGAGGTCTTTGCCGAAAGTGGGGAGGGTTATCGTTAGAAACGATAACCCCTCATGTTCGATCCGATCCATGACGTATTCTAAGTCATGGATGGTGCTTGTGCGACACAGATCCCCCAATTCTTGGAGGATCTCACGGACTAGAGACATCAGGCTTTTCATGCCTCCCCCTTCCGAGGGTGTTGCATCCCTAGCCATGTGTCTCTGATCCTGTTACGACTGAGTTACCTCAATCGCCATCATCAGAACTCTCAGATCGCTAGATCTGTTGGGCGATTAGCCCAGAGTTCAAGGAACCAGACGCCCTCGTGATCGTGTCTGCTAGACCGAACACGAAGTCCGTCTTCTCCGAGGATGTGAATCCCAGGAGAGGAGTGTCCAGCGTGATGAACGCTGAAGCACTCACAGGGAAGCTTCGGCCCGTAGCATACGGGTCCGAAACAACCTTGTTCCAGTTGAGTCGGAACTGATCACGCTGTCGCTTCCCCACGAAGTGGGAAATCAGCAGCTGATACGCCCCGGTCGAGGACTCCGTGTAAACGGAGCTCGCGCCCGAGATGTTCGTTCGAGAGAACGACTTTGACGTTCCGGCCAACGTGATGGTAAGAGGATCGGAGAACATGGCATCTCTTGTCTGTGTGGTTCGCCTCTCTGGATCTCAGAGAGACGTCTGCTATCCACAGCATAGCGAGTAGGCAACCCGCTAAAACTGTGAGTAGCGTGATCGTCGTCAATCTTTGTATGATTGACGCGCTCACTTCAGCCCCCTGGTTAAACCCAGGGCGCCGATGATGGACAACTGACCGGGACTTAGAGTCCCGGGGTTGATCCCGAACCCGTAAGGCGTCGCCTTAATTCGGGTCTTCACTTCAGAAGTGAAGATCTGAATCAGCGGGCCGAGAGCGCGGCCACCGGCCACGAGACCCTCGAGAACCCAGGTATCCTCTATCACTTCATGTGACATGAGGTAGCCTCGGTTCATGACGAGACCATCCTTCGAGAAACTGGATAGGTTGGACATGACGTCCCCCACATCCAGAAACCAGTCGGAGGCCCAACTCCAGGGTAGAAGTTCCCAGAGGACGGCGGGAGTTATCTCCACGCCACCTAGCTTGTCAGCTAGGTCTATATGAGACTTGATCTTCGCATACATGTCTTGCGACTGTAGCGGGACCTTGTACTCATACACGCCCTCAAACCACATTCGTAGGAATCTCCTACGAGTGACGGTTCTTCGTCCCTGAGAATTCCCTGAGGAACCGCCCGGTCCGTAGTAGATGTTAGACTGCATTGCGGGGTAACCAGAGGTTACATCGCGCAGAATAACTTCTTCGGACTGGACGGGGAAGTAGTCATAGCGTCGGAAAACAGGTTTTCCGGCACCTGCAAGAAACTCAGAGATAAGCTCATCAGCTTTCTCTGTAGCTTCGCGCATCTTCCCGATGTCGGAGAGAAAAGGCTTGATGCCAAACTGCAAGTTCAGCCATTCATCACCGGAGCCCCGAAGGGCTCCCTTGATGCCTGACTTACGAGCTTGCTGAATGACACTCTTGCCCACCATGGAGGGTAAACCTTCACGGAGCTCTCCCAGGAATTGCGCCAGGTTTGCTATTGGATTGTTCGGAACAGTCTTGGCGATGGCGTGAGTGCCTGCTGCCACAAGGATCGAGAGATCCTGTGGGTTAACAGTCGGCCAATACGTGTTTACATTGGCACCGTTTCCTCCCGTAGGGAAGATCGGACCCATGTAATCGCTGCCAAGACCTCCTAAGAATGGCCGATAATACCCGGTGTTATCCAGGTTGTTATCGTACCGATTCCTAGTGGTCACAAAATGACCTCCGAGATCCAGACTCAGGATCTTTCTACGGAGATCCTTAGAGATATTCCACTCTCTAAGAACCTTCCTGTAGAAACCGAACTGAGTCGGCTGGCTCACAGTTGTCTGTGAACCTACAATGGACCATGGCTGACTAGTCGTTTGATACACAGTTCCGGAATTGAAATCCCGGAACCGTGAAACGCTAGTGCCTGTTTCGAACGTTATACGTCGGGACTTTGTGGTCTCGCCGTGCGACGTCCAAAACGGATCCATTGTAACTTCCTTCTGATCGAGTTGCCAAACAGGATCGCTGTAGCCAACAC